CTTTGAAATGGGGTTTAATTCTGAGAATGAAACAGGGGTTTGGCTATCTGTGGAAAAAGACAAAGTTGTTTACGATAAAAATATATTTGCAGAGTATCCTTTTAATCAAGAACCTAACTGGAGTATTGGGAGAGTAAAATGGAAGAAGTAATTATTAGAATAGACAGTGAGACTTTAGGCACAGATGGGCCAGATAAACAGCTTTTAGGAAAGCTTACTATTCTTAATTATCACGAAGATGACTTTCAAAAAAAACTTAGTGCTGTTACAGATTCATTAAGAGATATCTATGAAGGTTATATAGATGGTTCTATAACCATAACTGTTATTAATAAGTTTGAACACATTAATGTATAAGGAGTTGTGATGGATAAATATCAACAGTTTATTCATAAGAGTCGTTATGCTCGTTGGATTCCTGAAGAGAATCGGAGAGAGACTTGGAGTGAAACAGTTAGTCGTTATGTATCTTTTTTTGAAGATAGAGGACAGATAACTAAAGAAGAATCAGCCCAACTATATAACGCTATATATAAT